CACAGCGGCGGATGTACTTGAGAAGCGCCTTGGTGCGCTGAACAAGCGTTTTGCCGAGTTGACTCTTGCGGGCCGTACCGTTGGTCAGCGTGATCTTGCCAAGCAGTTCAACACCGAGAACGCACTGAAGGACGTGCGTGGACTTGAGCGTGAGTTTGCAAAGCTCAACGGTCAGTCCACCCGTACCAATGGTACTCGTGAGCAGCAGCAGAATATGGCTCGCCTACGTGGCGAGATCGCGGCTGCTAATGCTGAACTGGCCAAGATGGGCCAGAGCTACCGTCGTAGCGACTTTGGTCCTCAGATCGCGGGCATCCGTGCGCTTACGGAAGAGTACCGTCGTGCTGTAACAGAGGCTCGTAAGTTCGAGCTTGCTCAGCCCGGTCGTGCTATGAACGCACAGCGTCAGGCAGTTGGTATCCTCAATCAGTCTGATGCGTCGCGTATGGCTGAGATGAAGCGTGCCTCGTCGGGCTTCCAGTTCCCACAAGGTATTTCGGATACAGTCAGCCGAAACGCGGCTGAAAAGATGCTGGCTGATAGCCTGAACAAGCGTCTCCGCTTGCTCGACATGATCCAGAAAGCACAGGATCGTGGGGCACCTACCCGTTCGGTTGAACGACTGAATGATGCGTACAAGAAGCTAAGCACCCAGCTTGGCGAGAACTTCAAGCGTCTGACTCAGGTCAATGCTGAGATTGACAAGGCTAACAAGCAGAGCTTCTCCGGTCAGTTCATGAGCGGACTAGGCCGTGCCGGTATCATCGCCGGTGCGTCTTTCGCTGTCGCTGGAGTCTATACCTTCATCAACGCAGTGAAGCAGGCTACACAGTTTGTTGTTGAATACGACGCCGCCTTGAAGCAGCTTCAGGCTATCTCTGGTTCTACGGATCAGCAGATGGAGAGCCTTGCCAAGAACATCGGTGAGGTTGGACGTAACTCGACCTTCTCGATTCTTGAGATCACCAAGGCTGCGACCGTTATTGCTCAGGCTGGTTACTCGGCGGCAGAAACCGGCAAGGTGCTTAGCAGCGCGGTTACACTGTCGACGGCTTCAGGGTCCAGCCCTACCGAGTCGGTCGAGGTTCTGACCTCGGCACTGGGAGCCTTCCAGCTACAGGCTGGAGAGTCCGAGCGCGTTGTAGATACGCTGGTCACTGGTCTTAACAAGTCCAAGCTGTCGATTGAGCAGATGGGAGCGGCGCTTCAGTACGCCGGTGCTACTGCCAACGAGAGTGGAGTTCGATTTGAAGAACTGACAGCCATCGCCGCGAGCATGGCTAACGCTGGTATCCGTTCGGGATCGACTATCGGTACTGGTCTGCGTCAGCTTCTCGTTGACATGAAGACCCCAACTGAGGACTTCAAGAAGGCGCTGAAGGATGTCGGCTTGACTGTAGCCGATGTTGACGTAAAGACGAAGGGCTTTGCCACTGTCGTTAAGACTCTAGCGGATGCAGGCTTCACCGCAGAGGCAGCGTACAGCAGCTTCGAAACTCGTGCGGCGTCGGCCTTCCTTGCGTTCAAGGGACAGATTGATGTCTATGATGATCTTGCTCTGGCAATTGCCCGTGGTGGTGCCGCAGCAGAAGCCCAAGCCAAGTCGATGGACAGCTTGTCGGCTCAGTTCACACGTCTAAAGAATGATCTTGGAGTTGTAGCGGCTGCGCTTGCTGGTCCTATTGTTGACGGTTTGAAGGTACTGACAAGCGTACTGGCAAGTCTGATTGAGGGCGTAACTGATACGATCAGTTGGATTACCAATCTGACTTCGGCTATCCCGCTGCTTAACGACACAATCTTTGCTCTGTCCAGTGCAGGCATTGGAGGCTTGATCGGATCGATGACCGCCCTTGGTGGTCCTGTCGGTGCGTTGATCGGACTTGTATTCGGACTCGCATCCGCCTTCGGTAGCAGCAGCGACAAGCTGGACGAGCTACGCACAAAGACAAGCGACGCAGAAGGTGCGTTCCAGTCATCGCAGACTACCGTCAACAACCTTGATACGGCAATCAGCAGCTTGATTGATCGTCAAAGTACGCTGAAGGACGGCTCGACTGCGCTTCAGACCGAGACGGTTACACTGGCTCAGCGATTCGAGGACCTGTATCAGTACCTTGGCAAGAGCGCAGGCGGGTACAATGATCTGTTGAACGCGATGCTTCGCTACCGTGGGGAAGCTCTCAAGCAGCAGGGGCTAGAAGCTCAAACCCTAAAGACCAACGCGACTATCGAGCGTGATGCTACGCAGCAGAAGCTGCGTGATAGCGCCGGTCGCGGTGGTATCTTGGGAAGCTACACCCAGCAGAAGTCGACGGAGGAACTGGTCAAGCTAGGTGGAAAGCAAACCCTTCGAATTGCCGATCAGGGGCTTAACTCCAACGACATCGCTGTGGTTACGACCGCTCGTAACTTCGTTGCACGTGAGAACGCTGCCAACAACGGTGCGCTGAAGAACACCCTGTATCTTCTCGAAGAACGTCTGATCTTGGTGAAGAAGATTGCTTCGCTTGATTCTCAGATCAATATCGCTGGTCAGCAGATCGAGTTTGCTGATGCTGCTTCGAGTCCAGAAGCTGTTGCCCGTAATGGCTCAATCCTGAACTATACTCGTCGCACCAACACCGCACTGTCCAAGGCACAGTCGGGTGATGATAGTCTAATCGCTCCAACGATTGCTTCGCTAGAACGTGGTATCGCTCGCGGTCGTGCAGACCTTGAGAAGCTGCGTGAGGGTACGGGTGCCTACCGCGCCTTGAATGACGACATCATTCGCGCTCAGGAACAGCTTGCTCGACTGAAGACTTCGGCTCGTGAACAGTCAGAGCTTGACGCCAAGGTCCGTCCTCCACACGCAACCAAGGGGCTGAACCTGACTGGTACTCAGGTCAAGGCTGAGCTACAGCGTCAGTTCAAGGGAGCGAATGTCTATAGCGAGAAGCCGCGTTCGCTGGAAACGCAGAAGCGTCTGTATGCCAACTACAAGGCGGGTCGTGGGCCGCTCGCAGCCAAGCCGGGTACATCGAACCACGGCAGCGGTCATGCGATTGACATGACCCCGCTCGCTGGTCAGAGCATTGACGATGTAACAGCCTATCTTGAGAGCCTTGGCCTAGAGGTAACTGAGCGTCTGAACGAGCGTGATCCCAAGAGTGGTCGCTATCATTGGCACTTTGCTTGGAAGCCAAAGACATCCAGCTTCCAAAAGCAGGCCGATTCACAGGCTGCACGGCAGGCAACGGCTCTGCAAGAGTTGCGTAACGCGCAGGCAACGCAGGCTGTGGGCAAGACTCGTGCAAGTATTCAGGCCGTTATCTCGAAGTCGAAGGCTGGTACAGACACGGCTGCTAACCTGACACGTGATCTAGCTACGGCGGTTGAGGCATACAAGGCTGAATCGATCAAGCAGTATGACACGGCTCACCCGACTACGGGGTTGACCGCAGAAGCCTTGCAGGTTCGTGACCTTGGCCGTGCTGATCTGATCGCCAAGATCGATGAAGAGACTGAGAAGTTCTCGGCTGATCTGTATCGTCAAATCGGTGACAACATCACCAAGACTTTGCAGGCTGCTCAGAATGAGACAGAGCGTAACCTAAAGAACGCTACTTATGAGGCTGAGGCACCTGTTCGTGCTGCTCAGAACAATCTTGCACGTGCTGGATCGCGGCTGAATAAGGGTCACATTGGGGCAGGAACCAGCTATTATCTTCAGCAGCAGGCTGAGGCTGCACAGCTTAATGCGGATCGTGCCAACGTCGACAATCAGACGATGGCGAACGCACGTAATTCCATTTCGCTTGGTTCCTTCAAGACGCAGATCGACGCCCTGCCAGATGGCGAGGACAAGACCGCAAAGCTGGAAGCATACAAGGACGCGATGCTCGGGCTGGCTGATGCGATGCGTGTCACTGAAGAACTTCAGCAGTCGATCAATGACCGGACCTCCACGTACACTCAGCTTCCTCTTGAAGACCGTCTGAAGAACGCAGCACTTGCGTGGGCCGAGAATAGCGGCGTGATGCAAAGCTGGACTGACATCATGGAGAATAATGTCGGGCCTGCGCTCGACATGATGACCAGCACGTTGACCAGTGTGTTCACGCAGATCATGCAGGGTTCGGCAAGCATCAAGGGTGTGCTGACCAGCATCATCAGTGCTGTCGGACAGTTCGTGGTCCAGCTTATCGCCAAGGCTCTTGCGCTTGCGGCGATCAAGTGGTTCTTGAGCCTGATCGGTGTTGAGCTTGTCGATACTCCGGGTGGCGTAGGGATCGCAAAGAAAGCCCCCGGAAAGCTCGGTGGTGGTATCCTTGGTGGTGGCGGCGACCCTGCTCCTACTTGGGGTCAGCCCGGTCACGAGGGACCACCAATCAAGCGTCTGAATGGCGGACCGGCTGGGTACATCTCGCAAGGTGTGTTCAACAAGGACACCGTTCCCATCCTTGGCGCACGTGGCGAGTTCATGCTGCGTAAGTCGGCAGTGGATAGCCTTGGTCTGGATAACGTCGAGGCGCTTAACCGCCACGGTGCAAAGGCTATGGGCAAGATCGGTGGAGCAACCATCATCCCGCAGCAGTCGCGTCAGGAAATGAACCTTTATGTCGTGAAGCCCGAGGACAAGCCTGTACCGGGTCCGAAGGACATGGTGATTGCAATTACCGACGATATGTTGCAGGGCGGAATTACGAAGCAGCTTGTTCGCAAGATTGCACAGGGAGGAATGTAATAGTGTCGGGTACGTTTGACTTTGCTGATCGTAGTCGCGTGCTTGTCGAAATGGCTCCTGACACCGGCTCGCCTGTCAACTTCAATGGTTGGGAATTTACGGCTCGTCCTAATGTACCGTATCGTCGCAAGTTCACGGCAACCCTGACGGGTATGAAGTGGTATCAGAGCGGTGCGACACTGGACGTGACGACCAACCCGAAGTACAACATCGGTCGTCTGCTCGACTTCTACCGAGCGAACCAGATGTGGGACGTGTTCGCCGTCAACCACGAGTATCTAGGCAGCATCTTGTGCCGCTTCGCAGCCCCAGTCAATCCCCCCAAGGCTCTCCCTGATTCGAACGGTAAGACAGAACCATTCGAGGTCAGCTTGATCCACTACAACCCGGCTTACTAATGGTCTTTATTCCCAAGAGTCACGTCGAAGACGCTCACAAGCTGATTGCGGACGGCAAGGTATCGCTGTATCAAATCCTACCTGTGTCGGGTGGTGTCATCTATCTCAAGGGAGATATGGAATACACCTACCTCGGGAAGCTCTACGAGGGCATCCCGATCAAGATCACGGGCGAGAAGCAATCTGCTGACACCAGCACGCCCACGCCCCGTATGACTATTGGGCAGGAGGACTTGGACCTGTTGCCGTTCAAGGGTCTGATCCACGAAGGCTATCTGGATGGTGCCCGCATCATTCGCCACAAGGTGCTACTGAAGAACCTCACTGGTCAGATTGACGAGAAGGAAACCAGTCATTTCCGTGTGAAGCGTGTGGAAAACTACACTCGCACCAAGATCAGTCTGCTTCTCTCGACCCACTCGGGAGCTACAACACAGAGCTACCCATTCCGCCAGTACACACCACCGGCCTTCCCGTGGGTGGACCTCGGCTAATCTGACCTTGCAATCACTTAAAATTTAAGTCAGAGGATCGTCATGCAGTATGACGAACTCATTGGACGCCAGTTTGAGCTTAGCCGAGCCGATTGCTTCTCGATGGTTCGTGACCTGTACGACTTAAATTTTAATATCAAGCTCACGAACTACGCCCGTCCCAAGGACTGGAACGCCGATGACATCGACATCATCGGTGGTAGCTACGAGCATGAAGGTTTCTTCAAGGTCGAGGACTGGACGCTCAAGAACCTGAACCCCGGCGACCTTCTGTGCATGGCCATCGGTACGGCCAAGGCTAACCATCTGGCCGTGTATGTCGGTGGTAACAAGATCGTACACCACAAAATCTATAGCATGAGCAGCGAAGAAACGCTACGCGACTTCTGGCGCAAGAGCATCTGCTACGTGCTACGTCACAAGGACGTGCCTCTGGTCACTGAGCAGAAGCAGGATGTCAGTATCATGGAGTTGCTGAATGAACGAAATCGTATCCAGCCTACAGAGTAAGTACGACAAGGCGGATACGGTCGAGCATTGCGGCCTTGTTCTCCAAGACGGCTCAATCATCGAGACGCCTAACACTCATACCGATCCTCACAACGGCTTTATCATTCCCGCCAAGCTCATGCTTCAGCACGAGGATGCTCTGCGTGGCACGTGGCACACGCACCCTAACGACGTAGCGAACCTGAGCCAGTCCGACTTTGCGGGTTTCTCTCAGTGGCCGATGCTGGAACACTACATCGTTGGTGTTGACGGCGTGCGTTGCTTCAAGGTCGCTAACGGGCTGATCGCGGAACTAGACCTGTGAAAGTAATCCTTCACGGTATCCTGAAAGAACAGTTCCGCGAGTGTGAGATCATCGCGGACACGGTTGCGGAAGTGATCGAGGGTTGGTCACGTCAGTGTGGTCTGTCGGACATTCCACTAACTCAGCGTCCAACGATCACAGTGATCGACTTCGAGGAAGCTGATAGTCTCTTCCAGAAAACCGATGTTACTGAAATCCACCTGATCCCGGCGATGTTCGGAGGTGGTGGTAGCTTTGGTCAAATCCTGATTGGAGCCGCACTGATCGGTGCGTCCTTCCTGACAGGTGGTACAGTTGCCGCTGCGCTTATGGCGGCGGGTATCGGTATGGTCATCGGCGGTGTGATGTCGATGTTCATGAAGGCTCCGAGCGTCAGCGCAAGCGACGACCCTGATCCTTCCAAGTATCTAGGTTCCAAGGGCAACACGACTGCCATCGGAACCCTGATCCCCAAGGGCTACGGACGCTTCCCCGTCAGTGGCCAGTATATGTCGTTGCAGGTAAACTCACAGGATATGGTCTTCGGATCGTTCCCGGCTTCAATCTAAAGGATCACCGATGACCACTACCAAGGAACAGGCGGTCGCTGACATTCAGCGTTTGGCGGCACTCACGGATCATGGCAACGTAAGTCGATCCACGTACCGCGACCAAGGCAAGTTTTCGACATGGGAAATCGACTCCCTGTTCGGCAACTTCACTGAGTTCAAGCGACAGGCTGGCATCATGCTGACCCGTCACCAGTCCCAGCTTCAGGGACAAGTCGCCAAGTTCACCAGCCTAGACGATATGCGAAAGCTGAATATCGACCGGGCTGACTACGGCAACAAGTACGAGAAGCCTACGGGTAAGCGTTTCCAGACTGTGATGGTTGCAACCGACATCCACGACAAGGAGGTGGACCGCTTCTGGCTTCGTGTGTTCATCGACACCGCTGCCCGCCTTCAGCCTGACATCATCGTGCTGGGTGGTGACCTATTCGATCTCCCCGAGTTCGGTAAGTACCCGGTCGATCCCCGCTCGTGGGATGTCGTCGGTCGTATGCAGTTCGTCCACAACAACGTGCTGGCTCCGCTGCGTGAAGTCTGCCCTGATGCCCAGATGGACTTGATTGAAGGCAACCACGAGTACCGCCTGCTTCGTCACTTGGCAGAAGCGACCCCGGCTCTGCGTGCTGTCCTGAGCGATCTCCACGGCATGACTGTCGGTGGCTTGCTGGGGCTGGACAAGTACGAGGTCCGCTACGTGGCTCGTGGTGATCTTGGTGTGTGGACCAAGGGCGACATGAACAAGCAGATCGCTCGCAACTACGAAGTGTATTTCAACACGCTTCTGGTCGATCACTTCCCGAGCGGAATCAAGAAGGGTCTGTCGGGTTTCAATGGTCACCACCACAAGTTCGAAGCGACTTCGTTCTATAGTCACCTTCGTGGTCCGTCCATGTGGATGCAGCTAGGTTCTGGCCACCACTTGGGTGCAGAATACTGCGATGGAGAAATGTGGAACATGGGGTTCGCTATTTCTCACATTGACACGGAGAACAACCGCGTGGCAATGAACTATGTCCCGATCTCTGATTTCGCAGAAGTGGGTGGCAAGTTCTACATGCGGGAAGATAGTGAGCGTTAATAACGACTTGATCGGAGCGAAGGGCGGCGGGGGAACCTTCCGTAATCGACCAGACAACCTTCGCTCGACGGATACCTTTGAGGCGCTCATTGGACTTTGCACCGGACGTATCCGTGGGCTGGCTCCGGGTGGTCTGAAGAACCTGAAGGTTGACGACGTTCCTATCGAGGATGGTTCGGGTAACACCACCCTCAAGGACTTCAACGCGATCATGTTCAACGGTGATCCGGCTGTGCTTCAGCCGGTCACTCTTCAACTTGGTGGGTCGTCGGGTGCGTCCACTGTCAACCTGCCGATCAACAACCCCAACCAAGGTACAGGCACAGCCAACCCCGGTGACTGGCGCTATGGCACCGTGCGTCAGGCTGGTGTGGATTACATCGACATCCGTCTGGTCGTGAACGGACTGTTCCGTCAGGACAAGAAGGGTATCTATGACGCGACTGCTACCCTTGAGGTAGAGCTACAGCCATCGGGGTCGGACCAGTGGGTCAACCCGATGGGCAACATGACAGCGCCCAAATACAACGCAAACGGTATCAAGCTCAATAGCTTGGCCGGTGTGTTGCTGTACGGTCTAGCAAGTAACTGGGCTGACAGCACGACTTGGGCTGACCCGACACCGGGCTTCCTCTCGATTACCGGAAAGACCTCGCAGCCTTACGTCAAGGAGCTACGTGTCGCTGTTCCGAACGTGGGAGCGTATGCGAACAAGACGTGGCAGGTTCGTATCCGTCTGCGTGAGCGTGACAGCTACACGAACGATCAGGATCAAGAGTCG